ACCACGCCGGCCGCCCTTACCGCCCTTCTTGCCCTTGCCGTCGCCGGCATCGAGGTCGCCGCCATCCAGCCCACCCACACCGCCGGCCGGCATGTTGGTGACGATCACCTTTTGCGGAATGTTCGGATTGCTCCCCAGCGAGCCGCGTCCGATGTTCAGTAGCCCCTTGGCCATCTTGACGTTTGCCATCACCGCGCCGAAGCCGATCACGGCCGCCACGGCGGCGCCAATGCTCGCCACCGCCCGAGGGGATTCGTCCGACAGCTTGCTCAGGCCCTGGGCGACGTAGGTCAGCCCACCCGCCACCGCGTCCGTCACCGGACGAAAGGCGTCGCCGATCGCGCGCATGGCGTCGTCGGTGCTTTGGGCCATTTCGGCCCACTTCTGCGCCGACGACTGCCGGCGCTCTTCCAGGTTTTGGTCCAAGATCCCCGTGGCGCTGGCCGAATCCTTTTTCAGCTTGTCGTATAAATCCCTGTTCTGCATGTACGCCGTCAGCGCGCCCTTGACCTGCATGTCGGCGAACAGATCGCCGGTACGCAAAGCCGCCTCCAGGGACGCGATCATGGCCTTGGCCTTTTCCGGGTCCGTCTCTTTGCTGATCTTGGCCGTGGCTTCCGCCATGGCCGCCGCCTTCTTCGGATCGGTCGCCGCGATGTACTTTTGCGCCAGTTCAAAACTGGATTCCAGCGTGGACTTGCCATTCTGCAGGCCGGTGTTCATCGACCCCTGATAGTCGATCCCGGCCTTTTTGTAGGCCTCGACCGTGTCACCCGAGCCGATTTTCTCCATCCAGTTCTTGAGGTTGTTGGCCGCCTCATCCGAACCGCCAGCGGTCTTCATCTGCACTTGAAGCATGGCGCCCAATTGCGTGACCGAATCCATGCCGGTGATGCCCAGCTTGCCCATGCCGGCGAGCAATTCAGGGAACCAACGGGCCATGTCGGCAGCCTCAAAGCTGCCGGCCTGGCCTTGGTAGGCGATCGCCTCCAGGGCCTTTTGCATCTGTGCCGGGTCGGTGATCTTGGCGTTCTGCCCCAGGGCGTTGATCATGCGCGCCGTCTCGCCACCGTCCGAACCCTGACCCACGGCAAACTTGGCCGCCGTCGGCGCGTATTGCAGCGCCTTGTCCAGCTCCATGCCGGCACCGACCAGGGCGTTGACCACCTCGGCCACCTGATTGCGCGCCATGCCGGTGTCCCGAGACGTGTCGATAATCGTCTTGGACATTTGCGCTTCTTTGGGATCGTTGGCAATGCCCGCCTTGATCGCAATATCACGAATGATCGCGCCATAGTCCGCGCTGACCTTGGTCGGAATGGCCATCGCCGCCGTGGCGGCCGCCGCTTGGCCGATGCTGCTTTTCAGGTTCTGCTTACCCTCATCGAGCTGCATGTGACCCTTGGCTTTCATTTCGGCCTTGGCGGCCGCCTGGCCCATAGCGCTGTAGGCCTTGCCCAGATTGCGCACTTCCACGCCTTGCTTTTTCAGGCTGCTGAGATTGCCCTCAAGCTGCTTGAGTAGCGCCCCGGCCCCCTTCTCGCCCGCCAGGTGCGCCTTACGCCATTCATTTTGCAGGCGCATCGTGTCGCCAATGGTCTTTTCCAGCACCCGGGCTTTCTGCCCTTCGGCCTCCAGCTTCTTGATGCGGCTGGTGACATCCTTAAAGGCGCTGCCCACCGTGGAACTGACCGCCCCGCCAATCACCAGGCCGAGCGCGAGTTTATTCGCCATGTGCGTGCCCTATACGTCGTCGAGCAGATCGAAGGCGGCTCAATCCGTGAGCCACCACACCATTTCACTAAAGGGCATGGCCTTGATTTCAGCCGCCGAAAACCCTGTTTCTTTGGCTAAGCGCTTGGCCACAACCTTAAGCGTGGTCGAGTTAAACGCCGTCCTCTTCGACCAAGCGAAAATAGCCGACCTGCAAGCGCTTGTAGTCCTTGTACTTCAGGCTCACCAGCTCCGCCTCAGTGGCCGTGAGCAAGCTGCAAAAAAGGTTTTTCTCCATCTTTTCAAGGCTGCCGCCGCCGGCAATGGTGGCCGCCTCGACATCTTTCACGCTCGGTGCACGCATGGTCAGCTTGTCGATCAGCACGCCGTTGAAATTGGTTTGGTAGGCCAGCGTTACGGTAACGCCTTCGTCGGTGACGGCGAGCCAGCTTGGCAGCGGATTATCTTGAGTGAGTTGGGTCATGCGTTTATCTCCTTAAAGGCCAACGGCCGAACGTTCGGCGGCGAGTTGATCGACACCGTCGATCACCTGAATCATGTTGAGGGGGTCGATCTCGTACATCACACGCCCGTCAATTTCGAGCTTGTAATAGGTCAGCTTGACCGCGTGTTTGATTTCGGCCTGATCGCCCGGTTTCCAGTCGCCCATGTCGACCTCTTTCACCCCGCCGCGCATTGTCACGACCACCGGTGTCACCGCCCCCTTGAGGCCTTTGTAGGCACCACGGAACACCAGATTGCAGGCCGTCTGATCGGACAGGCCGAAATACTTCAGCGTCTCGCGACGCACGCCCCAGGTGGTAAACGCGGCCTCCAGCTTTTCCAGGCCCACAGCGAACTCGATCGGCGCGGACATGCCGCCACCCTGATAGTCGGCGGTTTTTTGCGTCAGCTTGGGCAAGGTCAGGCTCGGCACATCGCCGGCCAGGCTTACGCCGTCGATAAACGCGGCGCAGTTGGTCAGTACTTGAGGAATCATTGAACGGCCCCCTTAGGCTGTTTCGAGAACTTCGGTCAGAAAGTCGTTGGTGACTTCGATAAGGAAATTCGGGTTTTCCGCCGGCGGCACGTCGGTGAAACGGATACGCCAGTAAATTTTGCCCTGCTCGATTTGGCTGGCCGTGTTCAATTCCTTGTCCGCGTAGACTTCGAAATTGATCACCGCGCCGGCATTTTTCTGATCGCGCATGAACGCTTGCAGGCCTTCGGTAACGTCCTGCACGTAGGTCTTGGTGATCGAGCGATCCACCGCCCACTTATGCCCCGCCTGGATCGCATCCATGAGGATGTCGCAGGTACGCACGCGGGTGACGAACGACCATTTCGGGTCGCTGGACAGCGTGCGGTTGCCCCACAGGCGATACCCACCATCGCGAATGATCGTCGCAATGTTCGCGTTATTCAGCAGGTTGGCCCGGCAGGTTTCGTCGCCATCCAGGTACTCGATCGGGCGGGTGGTGCCGGTGATGCCGACAAACTCTTTGTTCGACGGCGAAGCCCAATAACCGTAATTGGCATCGGTCCAGGCAAACAGGCCGGCGACCCAGGCCGAGCCCGGCGCATCGATCGTCGCGCTGAGAATGGTGTCCCAGTACTGCACGCCGGGATCAACCAGATACAGGCGCTTGCTGCCGAACTCCAGGGCGTAGGCCAGCGCCGCCTCGTCGGTGGTGTTCGGCCCGTCGATGATGGCGAGCGCGCGCAACTTGCCGGCCAGGGCATCCATGGCGGTGGCCACCGCTTGCGTGGCGGAATGCCCCGGAGCGATCAACAGCTTCGGCTGGGCGTTATGCTTGCTCTTGCCGTCTAGCAGCGCTTGCAGGCCTGTACGCTGGCCATTGGCGAGGACGCCGCCAATGATCGCCGAGGTTTGCAGCGCGTCGTCTTCCAGCTTAGGCACGCCGATGGCGACGATCACCGCTTTGGCGCGCACGTAGATGGCCTGGGCCGCCTTGGTGATCGCCGAATCCTTACCGAACGCGGCAATGGCTTCGCGCTCGGTCGTGAGCAACACCAGCTCGCCGGCCTTGGCCGTGCCGCCGCCGAGCATGCCCGGGGTGAAGGTGTCGCACAGACCAATGATCGAGGACGACGGCAGCGAAATGGTGCGCGCGCCGGTGTCGATCAGCGTCGTGGTGACGCCGTGAAAAAAACCACTCATAAGGGTCAGTCTCCAGAAACGAAAAAGCCCCGCATAAGCGAGGCTGTGAGGGGTATTCGTGTTACGCGTAACGGAAAAGAAAACGCCCCGTCAGTGCGGAGCGTTATTGCGGGAGCTGGGCGATCCATTCCGGTGGCTTAGGGCGCCCCGACGGAT